GATGTCGGGCACCACGGCCAGTTTGGCGATGTCCAGATGGGCGGCCAACTGCTCCACGATGCTTTTGCCCGTCTGCAGGCTCTTGGCCCGGGCGTCGTGCGGCAGATAGTGCTTACCGTATTTGTAGGGTTTAGCGGTGATGTGGCTGGCAATGTCGTATATGTCTGCGCCAGACACGGCAAAGAAGTCTATGACGCGGATTTCCCCACGCCCGAGTTGGTAGAACCAAACAGCCGTGTCGTCGCGGTAACCCAAGTCCCATGCCGTAAACACGGGCAGCCCGGGTTCGTGCGGGACGTGGCAGATGCGCCCTTGATCCTGCGCCTCACGCATCTCCTTGCCAAAGTACGCGCCTTGGATGGCCGCCTCGAAACTGCACTCGTACTCCTGTAGGTACTGATCCTCGGCCAACTGCGCCCGTGCTGCGGCTAATTCGCCAGCGGGCAACAACCCCGACGATGAAGCGGGGAGGCGCAACAGGAACCATTCGTCCGGCAGGCGCTTTGCTGTCTCGTAAATCTCCCAAAACTGGTTCTTGCCCTTCGGTGTACCGCCAAATACAGCCCAACCTTGCTTGTCTGACAGCGCCGGGCGTATGACGTTGCCGAATACACTGGGCTTAAAGTCACCGAATTCGTCCATGTATACGCCCGAGAACCCCAGTCCGCGCATATTGTCTGCGGTTTCGGCCCCGTACAGCCGTATCTGGCTGCCGTTGATAAGGGTTATGGTCAGTTCCTGCTCGTTGACCGATTGAGTTATAGGATGTGCGCCGTCCTTAAAATACTGCCAAGCAATTGCCTTGGCCTGCGACCTGTACGGACTGACGTATCCGAACAGCCCGTAAGGCCCTTGGTACATCGCAGCAGCGCGGATCATGTCGTTCACGGCTGCGACTGTTTTACCTGCGCGACGATGGGCGACTAGGCAGGCCCAGCGTTGGCGACGGTTGTGGAAAGGCATGAAGGCGTGCCGCGGGTTATACGGCAGCAGCACTTCCCTCACTTCGGCTCGCCCCACCGTATGACCCACTCCTGTGGGCCTCCGTCCTTGCCGGTGGTCTCAATGCGTGCAAGTTTGGGGACGTGATATTCGACCACATCCATCATGCACTTCCATGCGGCCTCTGCGCCTTTCGTCTCGTAGATTTCGTCCAGCCAGATGTTGAGGCGGTGAGCATTGCCGTCTACGAGACGGGCTATTGCCTCTCTGGCCTCTGCGGTTGCCTTGTTGGGCGATCCTTTGGGTCTTGGCATGGCTTATTTATACACTAATGAAACAATAGTTAAAGAGTTGCATTAGAAAGCCGACACGTACACGAGTGCAGAGGTGTCGGGCGTATTGTGGTGCATCACTTTCGCTCCAATATGCGTACTTTCTTCTCCTCGCCGGGGAATACGACGAAGTTGCGTGTGCCGGTGCCGCCTTGGCCTCGGCTCCCTGCGTCTAGGTACTTGATGCCGGGAATGCCTAGTGATTTCAAGTAGGCCGACGTTTCGGCTTGAGTATTGCCCCTTGCCAGCAATTCGTACAACGCTTGGCCTTTTAATGACTCGGTAGTGGTTTCTTTTTGCGCCAATTTGCCAATTACCGGGTGGGATAACCTTTTTGGGTTTTGCGCGTTTAACGCTTCTCGTTGTGCGTTCAACCGCTTAACTTCTTCCGCAACAACCGGATTTTTTAGCAATGCTTCGCGCACCGCCGCTGGCTGCTCGCTCAACGGCTTATCCCAATCCAGCATACGGTCAATCATTTCGTCGGGTAGGTCGGCTTTGTAAAGGGAGCCAGCCTCGCCAATGCCGCCAAATTTGCTCATGTCCAACGAGTTTGCGTAATTTGCAAGCGTCGGCCAACCGTCGTCAGGATCGTTTGCAACCCGCTTTGCATCCTCGGGATGGCGACGGGTCATCACATTTTCCCAAAACGCAAGTTTTGCGTTGGCGCGGTCAATGGCTTTCTGATCTCGCAATCGGTGGGCGCGATCTTGCTCGGTTTGCGCCATTTCGTACCATTTTTCCACAGGCTTGCCTTGGTACGTCGTCGTATTTGGATCAATCTTGCTCAACATGAATTGATAGTCTTGCGCCACGGTTGGCTTTTCCGCCAAGTAAATGCCGTGACCAAACGCTTGTGCGCCTTCGCCCGTGCCGATCTTGCTGGCGTCAAACTCACCGAGCGGGTTTGCCTCTGTGGCAGGGAAACGATGCGGGGTGCCGTGGTATACGTCCAGTTCCGCCATAACAGGGCCGGTTTTGCGAGGGCCGAGCATCTCGCCAATGACCTCGCCTGCGCCTAACGGGCCGCTCATCGCTTTCTGGCCCATCTGGCGTAACGCGCTGGCGATAATGGCAGGGTCACGCACAACGGCTTTGCCGGCCTCGTAGACGCCCTTGGCCGTGCCTACGGGGTCGGTGACGATGCCCTTGATGCCTTCTAACTGGTTGGTCAGCCCTTCACCTACGCCAATGGACAGGTTTTCTAGGTTGGTGCGGAAGTCTGCTTGCGGGGCAGGTTGGGCGGGGGTTGTGCCAGCCGGCGTCGGGATCGACTCCAGCATACGTCGGCGGCGTTCTTCCTCGGCTTGTTTGTAGGCGAGGGCAGCGGCAAGGCGGCTGCGGTCGGCGGCCATTTACTTGAACCTATCCAACTTGTAAACGAGGCTGGCGATTTCGCCCACGATCTCGTCCACGATGTTCTGCAAGTCAGTGTCTTTGGGCAGGTCGCCTCGGATGCCCTTGACGAACGTCAGCAAACTCTCGGCGTAGGCGGCCGCGTCCTTTTGTACCTTGAACCCCTCGGGGTAGTCGTCCAGCGGGATGATGCCGTGGTGGCCCTGATACGCCTCGGCGTACTTGTCAGCCAGCCCTACAATGTTTTCGTAGTAGTGGCCGAGGGCTTTGTGCGCGGCGTAAGAAGCCGTCTGCAGGTGCAGAAAATGTGTGGCCGTGCTGCTGTGCAGTAAAACCCCGACAAATTCCGCTGCGTCTTTATGCGACATAGAACCTCCGCGTGACGAGATTATCACACAGGTGTATCGTTGCAACCATGTCAACTTTTGTGTTTTTCCACGTCGGCCCAGACCTCGCCATGCCGGCGCGGATGGTGGAATCACTGCGGCGGCACAACCCAACCGCCGAGATTGTGCAGGTCACCGACCACGATACGCGCACCGTGCCGGGCGTGACGTGGACAGCCCCGACTGATGGCGACCGCGAATACCTCATGCTCTGGCGTACCCAAGCGTTTGCCGGGTTGGGGCTGACCGAGCCTGCGATGTACATGGACACCGACATGATCGTGAATAAACCGATCAACGTCGAACTCTTACTGGACGACCATCACATCGCCGTTTGCCGTCGTTCGTTCAACCGTGACGCGACGTTCAACATACACCAGCGCGGGCAGGACTACAGCGAATATGCCGGCAAGACGCTGGATGAGGTGTACCCCATCCTCGGTTGCTGCACGATTACGGCTTCCAGCGGGGCATGGGAGGCAATGGCCGAGACCTATGCCGCATTGCCGGCCAAGTTCAAGCGGTGGTACGGCGACCAAGAAGTGTTGCGGGATTACGTTAACTCGTTGCCGGCGTCGTGGGTGACCTACCTGCCCGAATTTGAGTTCGCCTGTTTACCCGAGGCCGCCAACGTCTACCCTCGCCCGTCCATCACCCACTACAAGGGCCAGCGCAAGGCGTTGCTCAACGGAGTTGCTCCGGCCTAATCGCGGCGGTGTACCGGGCGTATAGTTCGCGTATAGCAGCCTCTGCGTCACGGGCGACGTAATGCTCGCCCCTTGGCTCAAAAACGTCCCTAAACGCCTCCTGCGCGGTTTTAAGGCGTCCCTTGGGCATCTTGACCTCTACCCAGCACACCCACGGGGTGCCGTCCGGCAGCGCCCGCGTCACAAGGGCGTCGGGTATGCCTTGGCCGGCTAGGCTGAAGTCCATGACCGTGAACCCAGCCTTACGGAGGGCGTCGAGGATGACGCCAGCGTTGCCGTCGCGGCGGGCGGCGTACCTCATCGCTTGACCAACAGCCCCTGCCCGGTCGGCAGTTCCAGCACCTGTTCCTTGCCCTGTAGGAACCGTTGGTGCGTTAGGGCTGATTCACGGTATCGGCGAAACCCGTAATCATCAAAAACGACAATGGAACCCGGTTGCAGTCGTTCGTACACGAGCGGGAAAATATACCCCTCAGCCTCG